TGAAGTGCTCCTGATACCAGTACGGGTTGACCTGTATGTGGTTGCGTACGTGCAGGTCAAAGTCCTTGCCAGTGGTTTGTTTGAAGTTCTCAACAAAGTCCACTGGACCACTGCGTAGCGTGCAGTTGATGCTCATGTTGTCCTGCACGCGCAGGCTGTACTTGATGCCTAGCGGTTTGAGCACCTTGTCTAGGTTTGCTTTGATGATTTTCTTTTTGTCTTGGTTCATGAATGCCATGGTGGTGTAGCTCCTGTGTGTTGTGTTGTACTACTATGGTCAAAGCGGTGTGTCTAGCCCAGCTCCTCTGTGTAGATGTCATCGGTGGGGATCTTGGCCACTGGCTCAGGGTTCTCAATGATCACCTTGAGCTCAGCGCTCGCCCAGTCCTCTGCCTCGACCTCATATATGTATGACACTGCTCTGAATACTTGGAATCGTTTCATGGTTAACCTCCGATGTGAATGAATTGAAAATGCTCTTTCTTAAACTGCTGGATCTCTTTGATGGCCTGCTTACGGATCGCGTTGAGCTCGTCCGCTATGTCAGAGCCGCCAATCTCTTTGATCCAGCCTGAGCCATACCAGCACTCATGGTTTGGGTGGTAGTTCAGCTCAATCCAGTTTTCACCCCAGCGGATGTCAAATGATTTGCCGCCCTGCTTGAGGTACTCAGCAATGGTGCGCATGATGACTGCCTTGGATGGCTTGCGGTTGTTGTAGTTAATCTCGATGACTGGGAATAATGTGCTCATAATTGCTCCTTGGTGGTTGATGTCGTATTGCATAACACTATGGTCAAAGCGGGGTATCTAGGATTTAAAGGGCGCTTTTTTAATGGTTTTTGTATGATTAGTATTAGATAGGGACAGCGTGTCGACAACGTTGTCTTTGCCAGTATCAAGGACTAACCTATCTAACATCAAATTATTATACTGGAATATCAAAATGAACTACTCCAAACAATACAAGGCTTTAATAGCCAAAGCACAATCTCGCTTAGTGCCTGAATGTTATACAGAAATCCATCATATATTGCCGCGGTGTTTAGGAGGAAGTGACTTAGATGATAACCTTGTCACGCTAACTGCAAGAGAGCATTGTTTAGCCCATTTGCTGTTAGCTAAAATACACAATCATACTGGCTTATGGGCTGCTGTAAACATGATGACCAAAAACCACAGCATGACATCAAGGGCATATGCCATAGCTCGGGCAAAACACGCAAACAGTATAACTGGCACAAGTAATCCATTCTATGGCAAAAAGCATACCGCACAAGCAATGGCAAATATAAGGAATAGCAGACTTGGCGCGCATCATACTAAGCAGGCCAAAGCTAGAATATCACAAGCTAATAGCGGGACTAATAACGCATCGTTTATAAGCTCAATACAATGTACTGACCTAACGACAAAAGAGGTAAGAGTTTTCACTGGCAAAATCGAACTTATTGCCGCTGGATTTGATCCGTGCAATGTGTACAAGTGTTTAACTGGCAAGAGACGATCACATAAAAACAATACGTTTGTGAGGATATAGTGGGAGGGTAATAGCTACAGTGGTGATGTGCATCAGGTGCACCCCAGCTCTAAGCCCTCGCAGGCGCGTTGTAAGCCCCCTAGGAGCCGCGCAGGCACACCACCTAATACCTACCTAGCCACTCAGGCCAGCGCGTCTCATAGCGCCTCTATGCCAGTCAGGGCGCTATGGCCTAAGTAAGTGAGTACCCACATCGCCACTGAGCCACCGAGCCGCAGCCAGCCTGCTGGTGTGGCAATGAGGCCACGCTGGGCGGGGCTGTGCAGGTTAGTGAGTACTCACTTACGCTACCCTCCTTTTAGGCAGGGGGGCTTGTTGCGATGCAGCATACACCCCAAATTGACTCCCTAGGCGACGGGCCCGGGGGGCCCCTACAGGCCGCCAGCTGTTACATTTTTCCCAGTTTTTTTTATTTTTTTTAAATTATATGGAAATCAATAACTTACATTCTGTCACAACTATTTGACTTTAACTAATGTCACTAAGTTATTGATTTAATTAAATAAGTTCAAATTCTGTCACAGGTTGCACAACTATTTCTTATTTTTTTATTTTTTTAAAAAGAAAAAGAATAATGTATGGGTCACCCTAAACTGGAAAATACCCGTGCAACCTGTGCAACCCGTGACAAAAATTTGCTTATTTTTGGAACTGGGCAGGATTTTTATGGTTCTTTGTATAGTTAGATGTATGACGACTTATGTGTATCAAATTCAGGGTGCGTTGGAAAACGCCAAGCACGATGTATTGGGATTCAGAGTATTCCTATGCACGGCTACCTTTTTTGATAGCTTGGATATTCCTGCTGAGGTATTTGACAAGGAATTACTTGCCTACATGAAATTTCGTCTGGCTATTACGGAGCGCGTGGATATGCGCAGATTACCCAACGCTATTCAAAACAAACTCCGACCCCCAATGAACAAATGGCTAGACCGATGGGTTTTGGAGAATCTCCCACATGGCAATTAGTGCCAACACACCAGTTTTAACCACCAACCTCTGGCTGCAAGCAAAAGACCTTAGACCGGGCGACTATGTCTACGGCCTAGATGGGCTGCCTAAAAAAATTTATTCGGTGCAGGATATTTCCCCCGCGCAGACCTACAAGGTAACACTAGACGATGGAATTGTCATCCGCGGTGACAAAAACCTCATGCTGCCCTTGGAGGACATGAAGTATCGAATTAACTTGTGCGAGTTCAATAACCGCAAAAACCGCACGGTAAACACCAAGCGCCGCGCCCAGTTGCGCAGAAAAACCATCGTGGAGTTATTGGAAGCTGGTTTGGTTACCAAGCGAAATGATAGGAAGTTCTCGATACCAACGGCCGAACCAATCCAACATCCTATCAAGCCGTTACCAGTACCGCCGTTTGTGGCGGGACTATGGTTTGGTAAAATGCGCAGGCAGAACACCCTTTGGTTGGAAAGAAAGCAGCTTAAGGACTTTGAGCGAGAAATGCGACTAAACCGCTTCTCAATCCATAAAAGCAAAATCGATGGCACCACAATCCGGTTAGAAGTACGGCCACACATTAGCCTGTCTTTTTTGGCGGATCCAAGGCATGTTAGCATCCCGACCAAAGTTCCAGAAGAGTATCTGTTTGCAGCGCCTGAGCAGCGAATTGAATTTCTCAGGGGATTCTTTTCATACCGAAATAATTGCTACGATGCTGTAAGTGACCGATTTGATTTTAAAACCAAAGACATCCACTTCTTAAAACGCATGCAGGCTTTAGTGGAGTCAATTGGAATTAAAACCCGCACCAAGTTTAATAAAAACTCTAAGGTACATTTTTTGTACTTTAGAACCGATTTAAAGTTACACCCAAACCAAAAACCTAAACCCAGAACGATTCAGTATAAACGTAGGTTTATCGTAGATATCGAAGAAGTTGAAGCGGTGCCCTGTGTTTACATTGAAGCAGAGGCGCCTTTCCTGATTGGAACCGAAGGATTCATCGGAATATGTTAAAACCCGAACATGAAAAAATTCTAGCGAATTTTGCAAAACAAAACAAGCACTGGCCCAAGCCACAGCTTGACGCCGCGATATGGCAGTTCAAGTGGGCGCTCCAAGCCTTGCCACATCAAAAAGAACCAGAAGATGGAGAATACGACACGTTCCTTATGCTTGCAGGCCGGGGGTCTGGTAAGACGCACACTGCTAGTCATTGGGTTGGCACTCGGGCTTGGGAGTTCAGCAACACCCGTTGGCTTGTCACAGCGCCAACTTCAAACGACATACGAGCAACTTGTTTCGAAGGAGATTCAGGACTCCTTAACATCATCCCCCAGTCCCTCATCAAGGATTACAACAAATCCCTTTTCGAAATCACTCTCATCAACGGATCTATCATTCAGGGCATTCCCGCTTCCGAGCCTGAACGGTATCGTGGTAAACAGTTCCACGGAGCATGGTTTGATGAGCTTTGCGCCTTCGAGTACATTGATGACGCCTACGATGGTGTGCAGTTTACCCTGCGTCTTAAAGATCCCCGCATCAAACGAGTCCAGCAAATCATCACAACCACCCCAAAGCCTAGGGAACTGATTGTTGACTTAAACGAAGGTAAGATTGGCGGCGATGTGTATGTGTCAAACGCAAGCTCATACGACAACCGAGAGAACTTATCTGCCACCTTCTTCAAACAGCTTGAGACATACGAAGGAACCGACCTTGGTAAGCAGGAGATTTATGGTGAAATCTTGGACCCAGAAGACACTGGTATTGTCAAGCGTAAGTGGTTCCGCATGTGGCCAGCTAACAAACCAACACCTGAGCTCGAGTATGTGATTGCATCATATGACCCTGCTACCAGTGAAAAGACACACAACGACCCCACGGCGTGCACAGTGTGGGGTATCTTTGAGAACATGGACGTGGGAACCTGCGTGATCTTACTGGACGCTTGGGACAACCACCTGTCTTACCCCGAGCTGCGTAAAAAGGTTGTCAGTGACTTCAAGGAGGTCGTGTATGGCGCAGACAACACCTTCGCTAAGGGACGAAAGGCGGACATGATCCTCATGGAAGATAAGTCAGCTGGTATCTCGCTGATCCAAGAACTCCAAGGCTCTGGGGTGCCAGTGCGGGCTTACAACCCCGGACGCGCAGATAAGGTACAGAGGATGAACATCGTGGCACCACTGATTGCTAAGGGAAAAGCCTACATACCAGAGGACTCGGTTAAAAAGGGCGAGTATGCAGATTGGACTAAGCGTTTCATGCGCCAAGTGTGTTCGTTCCCAGAATCAGGTGGCCATGATGACTATGTGGACTCTTTGTCACAAGCGCTGCGGGTTCTTAGAGATTCTGGCTGGCTGCAGCTAGACCCCCTACCAGCCCGGGATTACGATTATGCTGAGGATGGGCGTAAAAGATATAACCCCTACGCAGCTTAGGGCGGATTTGTCTTGTTTCTTGTATAGATAGATATAGCCACCTTATTTAACTCGCAGGAGACACTGCAGTGCCCAATTTAGAAAAAATGACAGCCGGTGCTCGTATGTTGTACGAGCAAGCGGTTAAGAAGTTCCCTGCGATGATGGGGAGAGCCCCAACCGCAGAAGACTTGGCAAAGATTGAGTTCCACGCCCAAGAATTTTCCAAACCATTAACCGAAATGAGTCCAGCGCACGCGCAAGAATTGCAGCGTCGCTTACAAGCCACGACCCCAGCCCAAAACATGATGGTTGATGCGTCTGGCCGTGCATACCAACCTGTTCACAGCATTGACCAATCTAAAGGATTGCTTAGCCCTGAAAAAGCAGCTGGTTACGATGTAGACCAATTTGGAAATACCGCAGCCAACTTTAGGGCTCGTGAAGGACTCTATGCACCCGATGTGCAAGCGTTCGAATCACGTGACCCTTTCTTAACACAGGCCATGACTGGCCGTCCGCCATCTAGAACTTACCAAAAACCAATCACCACCAACATTGATGATTTGATGACTAACCGTGCTGCTTTAGAGGCACAAGGTCAGTATGGTGATGTGGCTCATGTAGAACCCGGCGGCTATCCAACCCAGTCTACTACACCATCAGCAGACTACTTTGCTCAGATGGCATCAGGTATTGAAGCGGCAAAATTACCGGCAAACATTCGCTCAACATTGCGTGAAGCTCTTGGCCATCAACCATCTGAGGATGAAGTCAATGCGGCAATTGCCAACCTAAACGTAGCAGGCCACGACTACACTGGCAAAGGTGCAGCTATCTTTGGCGAGCGCCCACCTACCAAGCGCGGAACATTAACCGCTGCTGAAAAAGCAGCCTTGGCCGAGTGGAGACAAAAAGCAATTGACTCAGGCATGTCACGCACAGCTGTAAATTCCAGCCCAAGCGATTTGGCAGCCAAGTTCCCAAGCATCGCAGCAGAACAAGAATTAGGACCAGCAGCCCCATTTAAAACTGGTGGCAACGTACACCCAGACCAGCTCAGAGCAGAAATGATTGTGCACGGTTATGAGCCAAAAAAGTATTCGGTAGGTAATTGGGTAATGGATACAGCAGCGCCAGCTGTTGGCCATGTTATTGTGCAAGGTGCTCCAAGTATTACAACGCACGGAGCGGCTTTAGCACCAAGTGTTCCAGATATTAAATCCGCCATACAAAGTGCTAACGCAGGAAAATACGGAGAGGCATTAGGAACAGCTGGGGATGTAGCCAGTGCTGTGTTACCTTGGACTCCGTTAACCATTGGAGCACAATTGATGGCGTATTCCCCTGAAGTGGGTGATGACACGCTTAAAGGATATGATCAGTATCAACAAGACAAAGCAAATAGATTTGCATTTGGGCAGTATAATCAAGCGGTAAAAAATGCAAGACCTTTACATCATGGTAGAATACCTTTGGAAATTAGTTCTCCCGGTTCTGCAAAACCAATTGATTACACAAGTGAATCTATGGCGCGACCTCCGGAACCAGAACGTTTTCCAACGGATCCCGCACACAACTCTTTACTAGCTCGTAAAACAGGCTTAAATTAATTTATGGCAACTCCAAAAATACCGTTACAACAAGGCGCTAA